AAAATCCCATGTTACCTTTGCTTTTGGAAAAAATCCAATAACAGGCGCAACAGAAGTAACGTCCTCACCGCATTCAGAACACGTTACCCGATACCATCCAGTCCCGGGATTATCTTTTATAATCCACTGTCCATGCACCACCGGGACAGCATCCACGGACGGCACAGTCTCTATCGCAAGCCTGTTGCTGTCGTACTGATTTCGTGCGCCAAGCGTGTAATTATCATCGTCCACCCAAAGCATCGGTCGTTCTCCAAGCGCATCCAACGCCGCCCGCCTTGAAATGGTATCATCCTTCATGGCGGTCACCGTCCTTTCTCATCCGCTTGCACTCTTCCGACCCTTCAAAGTTGCTCCATGTCACGGGCAATGGATACCACATTTTTGACAGTTCAGCGGTAAGTTGAAATCTGAAGCAGTCCTCCGGGCATCTGCTGTCTGCGGCAATGCAGTGAGCATAATCATGATTCATGGTTGTCACCGTCTTCCGTTCTGAAGGTCATCTCCACGATTGCCCTTCTCCCATCCTTCAGCGTGAAGCTAATGTCCATACTGTCCGTATCGTTTTCATCGCAAATACAGGCGAGTCTTACGATGTCCTCAATGAATCCTCTCGATGGTTTATAGTCCATTGCCACCGTCCTTCCGTTCCTGTCTTCTCATTCGTCACAGTCTCCTCTGAATTTGAAGGATTCCCCGGATCACATCGACACGCAGCAAATCATTCCCATCCATCATGCTCAGCATCTCGTCCAGGTCTTTATATGCGGCACCAAACCCAATGTTCCATCCGATCATTCCGCCTACGATCTCTCCGATAACAAGTCCTACGATGATTCCTGCGATCATTCCAGCATCTCCTTTACATAGGGGAGGTCCTCAAGGACTTCCAGAAACTCTCTCCATTCATCCAACTTATGTCCGGTGCGCTGCCTGATCATGGTCATGACCACCTCGTAGTTGATATCCACGGTCCTGCGCTGATTGTAAGAAGACGGCAGGAGCTGGACTGCTGCGTACCAGTAGTCCTTGTTTTTCGTTTCGTTGTAGAGCTGAATACACGCATTGATTTCGCTTATGAGACGCTCCATATAAAATTTCGACCCGCCAAGATGTTCCGTACTGAAATCATCCCATGTAAGGGGTCTGGAGGTCAGCTTATGCATGGTCGAGCAGGAGTTCGCCACCGTACCGATCTTGTAGGTATCGTACTCTTTCCACCAGTAAAGTGGACCCGTGATATCCATCTGAACGTGAATCATCCGCATGAATTTCCTGTGTTCCCTTCCAGCCTTGACCAGGCGCTTCATAAGGTCAAGATCTGCGTCACCGATGCTCACAACATCGCGGATTTGTCCAGTGGCATTTTTTTGCCACGAATTCATGGGGTTCCTCATCCCCCTTGCCGCTGCCTCCCAGCCAAAGGTTTCGATGTTTTCTACCCTGATCATCATACCTCCTTAATCAGTATTCCAAACCGCTGCAGCATCAGCTTACGCTTGATCTTGTAGGCATCGGTTTTAAAGCCTTTCACATCCTCTACGACCGTTTCTCCGTCCTTAGTCGTATATCTGAAGTCTGCGATGTACTTAACGCCTCTCAGAGCCTTCCAGCGCCCTTCTGAGCGGTATTTCTGCGGAGGTATCAGTTCGTACTCCACCTGGCACTCCAAGCCATAGATTTCTCCGGCCTTTTCGAGGAGCGAGAGTTCCGCGAACCGCCGCGCTTCTTTCCGGGAGTCGAAGGTCCTGCCATCGAGCGTGGTCTTTTTTGCGTGGTACTTACTCCATACCATACTCCTCCTCCAGCACATCGTGCATCGCCTTCATCATCGGCAGCAGACACGGCAGCGCGATCCCGTTGCCCCACATCTTGTACTCAGCGGAGTCGGTATGCGGGATATCACTGCACCAGTCATCAGGAAATCCCTGGAGCCGAGCGCATTCTGTCGGAGTCAGTCTCCGAGCGGCGTAAACACAATGTTCGGATCCTTCCAATCCCTCGCCCGTATTGCCGGGGACCTCCCTTGTATCAGCACAAAGTTCTTCTCTGTGGTCATCGCCCATACTCTCTCTCTCTCTCTCTCTGCGGCTCAGTTATCAGCATATCGGAGTACGCGTCCTGTCCGCAGTATGATCCCGGATGACTATTTGCCATCAGCGGTCCTGTTGTCTTTTGGTAGCTCATCCGTTTTCCTCTGAAACACAATTGGGATATTCGACACATCAACCCTTTGGAGTGTCAGTGTTTTGGATACCCCCCCGTTACTTCGGAGTTGTATGCATCAAATAAAATGTCGTTGCTGCACACCACTCCATGCACCTCTACGCTATTCAACGTATACATAACCTTTCCATCGTTAATACCCATACCTCGATGAGAGGGACGGGAGCCGTTGCCCTCAATGGCTGCTATCACTTTGATCTCTTTCATCTCTCACCAAGATGAGTACCCCCCCTGGTTACAACACGGATTACCACCGTTAAGGTCGAGAGTCCGTGCCGTCCTTGCCTCATAGATTCCGCTATGCGGATTGCTTGACTTCATCGCATTCGATGCGTATGAACAGATGCCGTAGCATTTAGTCTTCTCTTTCATCTCTCACCAAGACACATGGATATCCCTGTCCCGGCTTGCCCCCCCTGCCGAAAGAGCATTGATTTTCTCTTCGCGAAGAGTCACGCAGGCCTGTTGGTTTTCCGCTACTGAAAGCACGATTGGGGGATGACCGCCCATCTGCGCTCTGAGAGTTCCCGTCTTGTCATAGCTGACATCCATCACTGCCCCCCCCTGGTCGTTCAGTACAAGCACCGCCTGCGGCTGCTTGTAGTCTCTGCTGGCAAGGGTATTCGCCTTCTCATGCCAGACATATGTCTGTCCCATTTTTTCGTCTATGGAGTAACACCCCCCCTCACCAGAGCGAAGAGGTACTGGTCATTGTTGCATGATAGTGTTGCCGACTTGTTTGTCTGTATCAATGGACCTTTACCCCCCCCTCACATCCGGAGCGTATCTTCAGCGTATAACAGGGATAATCTTCCCCTGCTCTACTTGCTCCTGCTGCACCCACTTGAAATCTGTCGCACATAAAGCTCCTACTTTGTCCCACGAAGGGCAAGGCTTACACCCCCCCTCGTCAGTTTCTGACTACTATCACCGGAGGATCTTTGTAATCCGTTGCCTGCAGCGTGTTGCACTTGTTTATCTTCGTGAATCGGCATAGATGTCCCGCCTTATCTGTCATCCAGTAAGCACAATCGGCACGTTGCCCCCCCCCAGTTCCCATCCGCGAACTCAAAGTCTGACATGAATTCACTGGTCCTGTCAGTCTTGAATCTGCCGGATGATTGTCGAACAGGAGAGGGCCTATCAGTTTTTTTGATTTACTCCGCCGCCCACTCTAGCTTCTTCGCTCCGTACTCCTCCGAGGACAATCCGGCTTGCCTCACCAATGCGGTCTCCAAGACTTCGGGAAGTGTCTTTCCACGTTTCCGCGATCTCCGCAAAATGCCAAGACAGGCGGTCGTGCTCAAAAAGTACTTTTCCGGCACTGTGTCCTCCAAGATCTGCGACAAGAAAGACTCTTCTACGTCTCTGGGGGACTCCGTAAAATTGGGCATCCATGACTCTCCAGGCAATCTGCCACCCATCACCATCGACCACTCCGGCGTTGCTCCATCCTTTCGGAGGGAGAGGTATAACGGCATCTTTCTGGACCATCCTCGCCACTGATTCGAGGACGATGCGGAAGTCCTCGCCCTTTTTTGGGGTTCCCGAAGACAAGGCTCCGGGAACATTTTCCCAGCACCAAAATCGAGGTCTAAGAAGGACATCTGGCCTTCCACCGTATAATTTTCTCTGAGCATCTCTCATCTCCTTGCAAATTCTTATTGCCTGATCAAACAAACCGCTGCGCTCCCCATCCAAACCGGCGCGTTTCCCGGCGATGCTCAAATCTTGACAAGGCGAACTGTTTGTCATGACATCTACGACTGGGATATCCGCTCCGCTTATCTTGCTAACATCTCCAAGTTGTATGGCATCTGGGAATCTCGCCGCCTCGACCTTGACAGGAAAAGGCTCGATCTCAGCTTCCCACAGCGTTTTGATCCCGCATATCTGTGCCGCAAGCTCCCATGTTCCGGAGCCGGAAAATAAATTGCCGTGAGTCATCTGTTTCATTCCGCTCTCCTGTTCCACTTTTCTACGATCATCTCCGGGTCTGTACACTCCCAAAACAAACGCGCTTTGTGTTTTGTCTTATTCATTCCGAGGATGCAGTTTTTACTCACACAACCGACCATATACACCGGATCATTCCACCCAAATGCATTCACGATCGGCGCTTTGTCCGTACGGATAATCATTGCCCTCTTCCCGCAGAATGGGCAAGGCTTTAACTGTTTCGCGATCTCTGCGCTTCTGTCCATCATTTATCCTCCCCTATCATTACCGCTCCCGCTGCCGTAATTGCCTTCGCGTTTGCCGTCTGAATATCTCTCTTCCGGCGCTTCAACACTGAACGATACGCTCTGTAGAAGTTCGCCTGTACGGTCGATTCGATGGCTGACGAGTCCATCATTGCCCAGTCCCGGAGCGATTTGGGACTTCCTACGGCATCCTGCACCGCAGGCGGAAGCTTCTCGAATTCCTCGTCACTGTGGTAGATGCCTCTCTTGATCGCTCTGTAGGCCCTGTCCCACGCCTCCAGCTCCGACATCTCATGGGTCTCGACCATGTCAGCGACCCGTTCTCTGATCCCCGCCGGAGTCGGCGGAAATTTCTCCGTCATGACATAGCGTTTCACCGCCTCAGATGCGGCAGGATACGGAATGTCTCTCAGAAGCTCATACCATACCCGGATTGAAGCCTCGTCCGGGAGGAAGTTTGGGGAAGCATAGACCGCCTTCAGCGTTATTGCGACTTTAGCAAATTCCTGATATGTCATCGTTTCCCTCCATCCCACTCAGCCAGTCTGATATCACCTTGAAGCGGTCCTCCGGTTCTCCCCTTGCCTTCTCTGCCTTCAGCGGATAGAGTCCCGTCCAGCCGTTGAGAACGGACTGCTCCAGTATTGCGATCCGCTCATCGTTGTCCGACGCCATGCCTCGCAGCTTGCGGAGCATCAGATCGATGGCGTTATCCGTCATAGGCTTCTTGGCGCTCCTTCGGAAGTCGATGAAGTCAAGGATAGCCTGGTTGAGTTTCTCGTCCGGGTCATAGACCGTGCTTTTCTTTTTACTTGGTTTTTCTTTTTGTTTTTCTACTCTCTTCTCACCCTTTAAGGGTTGAAGAACAGATACAGTATCAGACTCATTATCAGAATCAGATTCATTATCATATTCAGAATCAGAATCATTATCAGCCGAATTTGCCGACTTTTGCCGACTTTCAATTTCGGCAAATTCGGCATTTGCCGTTTTTGCCGACTTTTGCCGTTTTCCGTTTTCGGCAAATTCGGCATTTGCCGTTTTTGCCGACCGCTGCCTGTTGGTCGAGTCAGCGCCCTTCTTCCCGGCTTCGCTTCTGCGCTGGCACGTTTCTTCATACTTCGCCGTGTCGGCATCAAGCTGCTCCTCGATCATTGAGTAAACGATATCAGTGACAAGGTCCATCTCCGGGAGTTCCTCGCCCTTCTGATGCTTCATGATTGCAGCGAAAAGGATCCCCCTCTGTTCGTTGGAGAGCTTTTCAAGTTGCCTGTCGTATTTTGTGTAAAGGATGAAACTTTCTCTCACCCTTCCTCCTTTCTCCCCATCGATCGTGGGGGTTATGCGACCGATGGGGACATACCATGCCAGATAGATAAGAGTCGTGACACACTTTCCTTTCCAGCACTTGCAGATTTGTTGCCCCGCCTCTGGACGGCGGGAAGTTACTTGATTAATCCAGTGCGAGTCATCGCTGATCGCCTCCCCGCCCTAGCCTGGCATTGCGACTCCATGCCGTAGCCGGTCTAAACTATACTATGCCGCGACTTTGCTCCTCTGAGCCATGCCATTGCGTGTCGTAACAAAGCTATGCTTCCGCAAACCGTTTCATCGCCTAAACATTTCCATGCGGATCAATTCCGCTGCTCCGTCCGGCAACGCCTTGCCTATGCATTGCTTCGCTTGCCAACTCAAAGCCTCTGCAATTCGCTTCTTAGCTTCGCCATGCTTTTCTCTGCCACGGCCATTCCATGCTCGTCTTCGCCATCGCTTCTCAGTGCAAAGCTCTGCACATGCTCACCAATGCATCGCCGGTGCGGCGCTTCTCATTACCTTTGCGGTGCGTAACTTTGCCGTAACAGTCCGGTGCAGTGCCTCCACGGATCATTACTCCTCCACGCCAGAGCCATGCTCGGCTTTGCTTTGCCTCCGCCTCGCTCTACGTTGCAATGCCGCTGCGGTTCCTTCCGTCCCCGTTCGTCTCCAACGCTACGCCACGCCCTGCCTTGCCCTTTCTGTACAACGCACTGCTTTTCCACAGCGAGGCACCGCATTACAATGCCTCCGCAATGCTAATCTAATCCAAAGCACTTCAGTGCATTCCCTATGCGATGCAGATCATTTCCGCAGCAGTTCTTCGCCTTGCCATCTCACTGCTTCTCTAAACCATCACTTATGCTCGATCTCGTCCCATGTGAAGCGCCCTCTTCCGGCGTTCCTCCACTGTCCAAGGCCGTTGTACTGTCCATAGGAGAGCCAGTCGATGACTCGCATAATCATTCCCGGTCCGAAAGCTTTGATGTCGAATTCAATCCAGCTTCCGGCAGGACAGGTCTCAGAATTGGCGAGAGATACTCGCGGTCCCTGCATCGTCTCCGCCCGGAGCGGTCGCTCACAGTTCGACATCTCCGCGCCTTCCGGCAGATGGATCACGATGCCGGTGTTTCCTCCGTCCCATTCGTCCTGAGTGGCTTTTACGAAGACTCCGAGGTCGATCTTCCGCTGATACGCAGGAAGGTACTCCTCGCTCTTTTTGCCATTGAAATCGTTCAGCATCTTCTGTGCGGACTTGAAAAAGCCTTTCACCTGGTAGGGCCAGAAGATCGGCTCCCCGTTTTTGTTCCGGGGAAAAATCGTCATAGCCTTGTTGATGGCATCCTCAACGGAGATCGCCTCGACCTCCTCCGGGCGGATGATGCTCTTGTAGAGCTGCTTGCCGTCAGCATCTCTGCCAGCCTTCACTTTCTCCGCGATGAAGTTCTCATGGATATTGGGATCTCCACTCTGCGTTCCGAGAATCTCCTCCAGAAATGTCAGCCTTACTCTCATGACCTGTTCTTCCATTTGTTTTCCTCCTAAATGTAATTTTTGCCGTATCTATTCCGAAACCGCTCTATAGCCATCTCGCGGTCCTCGAAAGGCAGCTTATTGTTCTCGATCCACGCCAACTCGCCAATGATGTGGACCAGGGCAGCCGTGTCGCCGTCCATGTGGACTGCATTCCTCCCTGTCCGGTGATGTTCCGGGCAGAGGGGAATGATCAGTCCGTCCTCTGTGGAGAGCCTGCGGTTCGCCGCCCCAAAAACGTGATGTCTTTCCGCAGGCTTTCCGCAGATGATGCAGTGGTCTAAGTCCCCTGTGATGCAGGACCATGTCTTTTTTCCCACAGTTCCAGCGCCCTCCTCATCTCTCCGCTTGTCGGCGGTTCGATATCCATCTGCTCCATATCAGCGATAACGCCGTCCAGGAGCGCTCCGAATTCCTTGGTCGAATATTTGCTCGACCCAACGTAACAAAGCGCTTGTACGCTCTTGCAGCGCGTCCTGCGCCCATCTTTGAGAGTCCATTCCCGCTCTTCCGTTTCCCCGATCACCTCGACCTCGCGCCACTGGCGCTTGAGATAGTCGAGAGCAGGCTCCGGGACCTCGATGTATGTGTAGCGTCCAAAGCGCCGGAGATAGTCGAGATAGACATCCCATTTGTCTACACGGTTCGCGCTGGCGACCTTGCCGATGCACTCCCAAAGGAGAGCGTTCGCATCGAGTGATCTCCGCTTTGTCTTTTCACGAACGACAAGCTCATATACCTTGTCATCCTTGAGGCTCTGGAGGAGCCGGATGACCTCTGCCATCAGTTCACCCGGCTTCCCCGTCAGGGTCTTCACTGTTTCTTCTCCTTCGCCTTCCGTTTGATCCGCTCTCTGAGTCCTTCAGAGGTGAAGTCAAACTGCTTCATGGTCATGTCCTCAAACCGCTTCAAGCCATTCATGGACAGGAACACATCCTGTTTGATGTTCGTCTGAGCCAGCAGATTGATGAGGACATTGATCCTCGCCTGGTCGATGAGGTCATCGTCCTGTTTGCCCTTCGGCATATCAGCTTTCGCCATAGCTTCCTGCTGATTGATGGCATTGGTCACCTCTTCGGCAGAGGCGATAGAAATATCGATGCCAAAGCCGCACATACCGAGCGCCCGTCCGACTGCGGAGGTCTCGCAGTTCTCGACATAGGATGTCGAGTTAACCATGCTCCTGCGGTCATCTCTGCATTCAAACGCATGGCCTGTCCCAAGCACCCGACCGGAGTCATCCATGATCGTTGCCTTGAACGTGCAGCGTGTCCCGTCATCCGAGAGAAGCTCCGTGAGGATCTGCCCGTTCGGATATACGAAGCGGAATGCCTTGATTCGCTGGTTGACCTGGGCGTACTCTTTTCCCTTTATGTTTGTCGTTCCGATGAAGCTATTCGCTTCCTGAAGCTTTTCAAATGTCATCCCTCTACCTCCATCTCCTGAATGTCATAGTCCTCGATGATGTCCGCCTTCGGATCGCCCTTGCTGAGGACCTTGTGGAGCCGATCCCACGCCTTCGCCTTCGCCTCTTCCTCGTCCTTGCCGGACGAGGAGATCCAAATCTTCACCATGCAGCAGACATCGCAGTCAAGCTCTTCGCGTGGGTCTTCGTAGGGACTGAGTCCCCGTTCCTGAAACATCATCCCTCTGCCTCCTTCTCGTTCTTAAGTCCCTCGATGATGCTTAACATCATTGCAAGTGCATTCGCGCATCCGCTCTCTTCCATGTGATAGTCGGTGTAAACTCTTTCTTCCGTCATGTCCCCTCCAGTCCCCTTGACCTTGTCGATCGAGAAGGAATACTGCATATCGAACGGCGCGAAAAGATTCGGCGCTACGATGAGGCATGTCCTGTATTCGCCCTTCGTCACGTTGTTAAAAGATTCCATGCCCTTGATAAAAGCCGTGAAGTCTAATGTCGTTGTCATTTCCTTTCATCCCTCCATGTGTTATAATGCCCTTGTCAGAATTCATCCCTCTGACACAACTTCATACGAAGCTCTCATCCCCGCCCTGGATCAGAGCTTCTTTTTTTATGTCCACCATCTCAGAAGTTCGCCGCCCCACAGGGCGATCACCGCGATAAACAGTACGATTCCCATTACTCATCCTCCCATACATAAACTTCAGACTTCTGCACTCCTGCCTGTCGGCAGGCTTCGTGGTCATCGAGAAGAATATCGATCCGATGTCCCTTGATGCCGCTGCCGGTGTCCTGCGCGATGAATTCGTGTTCGCCAATTCGGACTTTCGTCCCAAGCGGAATCACCTTCTTGTCAACCGCGATTGTGACTCCCGGTTCCAGCTCTGCTCCGCTTGCGGTTGGCTGCCCAGTCCATTTGCCGTTACATTTTCTGCAAGGGCAAAAGTAGGTAAGCTTAAACTCGCCTGCCGGCTTCCATGCCGCCGGAGTCTCGATGCTCTGATTCCAGATCATCACCGCTCCGAAAGCGATACCTATCGCGGCTTTCACCGCACACCACGCATAATCCTTACCGTTTCTTTTTCGCACTTTCCCTCCTTTCTCAGGTAATAGCCGTGTTCCTTGAAGTGCTGCTTTGTCAGCCTGATCCTTCCGCCGTATTTCGGAAGGAAGTCTGCAAAGCCTCTGCTATGGGCGATGGTCCCTTCGAGGACCCCGTCCTGCCAGCCGTAGTCGTTGATCGTTCTCTCAACGACCATGCTTCCGGTTGGAAGCTTCTGGACTGACTCATAGGTCAGTTTCTTCATCTTGTCCCAGTCCATCAGCGCCTCCTCAGAAGAGCCAGGCGCTCCCGGTCAGTGACCCCGACCAGTTCGCAGAGCAGCGAGAACTCCTCAAGGCTCCAGCTCCCGTCTCCGCTCCGTCCGGCTGCACCGTATTTCTTGTTCCATGTCGCATGGCTCATGCCCAAGAGCGTATACATGGTCTTGTAGGACGGCAGTCCGAGTACCCTGTGACTCTCGATCACCTTGCGGAAATCGTCTGCGAACTGCCTCCGCCTGGTCTCCGGATTAAGCCTGTCAAGGCTCGTTCTTGGCAAATTCATCCCTCCTTTAGTGCCACGGGAATTCGGGAAGTGTTTCTCTTCCTTCCCTCGCCCAGCGCCTTGCACCGTCAACATGAGCCGCTGCTTGGTCAGCAAGCTCCGCGATCCGCTGAGTGTAACCGTCCCTCTCAGCATCCGCTTCCTGCGGAGTGCAGATGTTTTCAGCGCCAGTTCCCTCGCCAACGGAACTGCGAAGCTGCGCAAACCACTCCGCCTCGCGGAGAAGTCCGTGATATGCTTGGTAGTCCTTAAGGTCTGGACTGATGTTGGCGCTCCTTGCCGCGACACGCGCCGCCATCTTCGCCTTCATGGCTGCCCTCTGTGCCTCTGTCATTTCTCATCCCTCCTTACTTTACCGTTTTGAAAGTTTGCCGGCAAAAAAATATCTGCCGACCGATGCCGCCGTGATGTCCAGCGCATCGCACCATCTGATGATGTCGCTCTGCGAGAACTGTGTCTTGCCAGTAAGCTTGCCGGTAATCGTCTGTTCTGTTGTGTTCAGTGCCTTTGCGAAACCGCCCTGTGATCCGTATTTCTCAATGATTCGCCCGCGAAGTCTGTTATAATCTCCGCCTGCCACTCTCTTCACCTCTCTTTCCTTGCCTGTTGCCGATATACAGACTTTAACATTTTGAAAGATGCATGTCAAGCAGTTTCTTTAAAATTTTTAATCTTCACCTTTAATTTCTTGAAGTGCCTTTTCCCCCGTGATATTCTATCCGTGAAGGAGGGAAGGGCGGATGATTGAGATAGTCGAAGAGTTCAGAACACGCCTGAACAAGGCCTTAACTATTAGGGAAATGAAACCAGTAGACCTTGCAAAGAAATGCGGCATATCTGAATCCACGATCAGCCAATATCGCAGTGGTTATGCAAAACCAAAGGACCAGAGGCTCGCCATGATCGCGAATGCTCTTGGCGTTCAGCCTGCCTGGCTGATGGGCATGGATGTACCGATGACGGAACACGACAGTGAAGACAAAGCTTACGCCCGGCAATTGACATCTTTGGAAAACGGAATCATGCAGATCGTTTTCAAGCTTACTGAAGAGAATAAAAAAATCCTGCTCATGCAAGGGAAGTTTCTCTTACATGAACAGGAACAGGGGGGATAACTTTATTCCCCCGCCAGTGGCGAGCTGGCGGGGTCTGAAAGGAGGAAAAGTATGAAACAACAACACAAGACAAATGAAGGTAGGGAATCTGAGTACAAGGATTATTATAATGGCAACGATTGAAAAATTAAAGAGCGGTCGCTTCCGCATCAGGAAGATGTTGCGTGGGAAATATTACTCGTTGGTCGTGGATAAGAAGCCGTCCGCAAGGCAGGCAGACCGTCTGATCGAGGACTACATCGCAAGCTGCGGAGGACGGGAGGATGTCGCTGACATCAGCTTTGCAAAAGCCGCCAGCCGTTACGTTGAGAGCGTAGAAGGCGTTTTAAGCCAGTCTACCATAAAAGAGTATGTGAGGTTGGCTAAGTACATTGAAAGCCGCTATGAGGCTTTCTCGCGGCTCTCCGTGAGGATTATCACGAAGGTCGATGTCCAGGCGGTCATATCGGACTATGCCTCCGGGAAGGATGAGACCGCACGGCAGCGGATCACGAAGCGGTCCCCGAAGACCGTTACGAATCTGCACGGTTTTATTTCGGCAGTCATGTCCGTCTACAGACCTGACGAGAGCTTCTCTGTGAGGCTTCCTGCCCGTCAGAAGAAGGAGCCTTATATTCCTTCGGATGAGGAAGTAAAAGCCGTTGTAGAGGCTCTCAGAGGCTCAGAATATGAAGTCCCGGTCATGCTCTGCGCTATGGGACTGAGGCGTTCTGAGGTCTGCGCTCTGACGGCAGAGGATCTTGAAGGGACTACACTGCATATCAGAAAGGCCCTGGTCCAAGATAAGGATAAGAAGTGGGTCATAAAGGACCACGGGAAGACTCCGTCATCTACAAGGGACATAGAAGTCCCGGAGTATGTGGCGGAGCGGATCAGAGAGAAGGGATATGTGTTCAAGGGATATCCCGGTCGAATATCACAGGCTCTTGGAGAGGTGCAGGCAAAACTTGGCATTCCGCACTTCTCTGCCCACAAGCTCCGGCATTACTATGCATCCGCCGCCATCGCCCTGTCGGTCCCGATCCCCTACGTTGAGCGAGCCGGCGGATGGTCGAAGAATTCTCCGATACTCAGGAGCATCTACATCCACACCCAAGAGGAGGCGCAGAAGGAAGTGGACCGCATCACAGTGGACCACATGTCGAAATTGTTTGAGTAAAATTTATCCACAAATTATCCACACGATGTTGAAAACCACGCAGCTATGCGGTTTATAGGCATTTTAAAAACGGGTTCGACTCCCGTCATCTCCACGAAATGAAGAAACCACGCAGATTCAAGGGAAGCGCTGAAAAGCCTTGAAAATGCGTGGTTTTTTCGTGTTATAGGAGTGTCATCGTTGCAACGTTGATAGCATCATTTAAAGGTATTTCGAACAAAAATTTATCCACAAATTATCCACGGATTGTCCATACCTCAAGAGCGCCGCGCTCGTTGGTGATCATCAGAGCGCATTCCTTCGGATGTCCGGGAATATCATTGAAGAAAAATTTCTCGTCTCCGATCTGCTGCGCTCCGGTGACGGCATAGCCTCTGCTGTCGAAATAGTACCAACAGTTATTGATGATCTTCCAGGTGTCATGCAGATAGCTCTCCGTGCTGTCCGCATACCACCATCCCTTATCATCGAGATGCCATCCCTTCGCATAGCCTTTGGATGTCACCGCCAGCTCCCACTTCGGTCTGCCATAGCCTGAGATCCGGGAGTCACTGAGTAGGTACTTCTTCTGTACGACCGCACCGCCGTTGGGGATCACATCAGATCCTCCGCCGGTATTTCCTTCGATAGTATATACATACATATCGTCCGCGCCCGTCACGATGCCGGTATGGCAGATGCGTTCAGAGTTGTGGAAGAAGATCTGGTCGCCCCTCTTCGGTTCCTGATACCATCTGCCCATCTTCTTATAATAGGAAGCGGAAGTAGGCGTGTAGGCAGAGAAGCCGCCCAGCATCTCCTTCGCAGTATCTTTCCCAAAGGTAAGGGCCATGCAGTAATCGCAGAAGAGGTCGCACCACTGCGCGGGGTTCATTCCAAAATACTGCCCGTACTTCGTCCAGTTCGCGCTCCCGGCGTTCGCAGTTTTGCTCTGGAGGTTCTCATTCGATGCCTTTTCAAGGTATCCTTCCTGAGATTTTGCGTAATCGATCAGCGCATCGATGGCAGTATCTACATTGGGAAAAGTCATGTTTGCCTCCTTATACTGCGACCGGGTTGCGATGCAGATATACGCGACAGTATGCGCGCTGGATGCGGAACTCATTCCCGTTATAAATCACAAGCGGTCTGATCATGTACTGCTTCGGGTCATATCCCTGTGTATAATTGATAAATGTTTTTGCAAAACCGCATATACGGTGCGCCGGATTCCCGGATGCGGCTGGAAGAACGCCGTAGTTGAACTCCCTCGCATCAATAGGTGTCCACGCACCATTTTGTTTTTCGCACATTTCAAGCCGTACAATGACAGTAGTGTTTGCGGACGGGTTTACAAAAAGTCCCTCAAACTGGAACTCGACCTCGATCAGGCTGTAGTTGAGGTGATGCCGTGGAAGCGGGAAAATCATAGCGTCCGCGCTATATGTGTAGTCTTCATCCGTATCGACCATACGCCACTGCTCGACATTACGGCTTGTAATCGGCGGCGTGTACCGTGTCCCCGCAGGAAGATATGTCGTGTCCGTTGTAGCGAATCTTGCGTTCATATCGATCGGCTTAAAGCCAAAAGGACCTGACCTGTAAGCATTGAAAGCGTCCGCAAGTGCGTGAGAGACTGCCATTTTTATGCCTCCTTCCTTGTATAGACGGCACAAAGACCGATTTTCCGCAGACCGGGATACTCGATAGCATAATCCCTATACTGATTAACTTTCTGCGCCGTACCGCCGATATTTGCCGCAAGGCAAACAGAACCACCACCGTCCCAGTTGACGGCGTTCTGCGCTCCCGCATTCAGCATGATCGTCTGACACTGCGTAAGGGTAAGCCCCTTTTCCTGATTCCCGCGCCCTTCTCCGAAAAGAATATAGAAGTACTCATCATCCCATCCGAAGACATTGCGCGGCTCGTACCGCTCCAGCTCCGTAAAGGATACCGCCGCGCCGTTCTGCACAAGGATTTCATCGACGGCAAAAGCCACGTCATACTTGCTTGCGATACTCGAAATCGCCGCGCCCACTGCGGAGATAAAAATTTCCTGATTGTCAGTGTCGAAGCAGAAAAGCCGCCGCGTAAACACAGTTCCTGCGTAGTCGGTGCCGTTAAGCCTGCCCGGATAGTCCAAGCCGCCATAATTGCAGCTTGTTGCGATATCAGCGGTCAGATGCTCGGACAAGTAATCCCTCGGGTTCGAAATCCGCGTGGTTGGCGAATCCGTATCGCTTCCGCTGCAGTTGTGGAATGCAAGCGCGTATTTATCACGCGGAAGCTTCACAAGAATCCAGGATGTATCAGTTTTTTCTTCTAAATGATGATATTTAACGGAAGCGCTGTTATCACTTGCTTCACGGACTTTATTGATTGCATCGCCAGCCGCCTTTGCATCAGCGGCTGCCCCGCTTACAGAAAGACTTTTATCAAGGACATATCCTTCAATCTCGGAAATGTTTTCTTCCAGCCATGCGCTTGTGACTTCTGCTACTTTCTCATACGCCTTGCGAATAGCACGGTTGATCCTCGCCTCAAGCTGCTCAAGCTCCGTCAGGTTTTCCAGAGTTGCCTGCGGAGTGGCAAGCGGGTCCTCCACGAAGAACGCTCCCTTGTAGGACGACCACTTTACTGCTCCGTCATCATTGAAGAGCTTGAGGTCGATGAGGACCGTTCCCGGAGTTGCGACCATGCCTGCGGTGATATAGAGGTGCAGGATGATATATTTCGCCTGGACCTCCATAGTGAGGTCTGCCCTGTCCTCCGTCTCGGTCGCGCAGTGATAAACATCGGCTTTGGCATTCAGAGCGGACAGGTCGATGTCGTTCTGGGTATATCGGGATACCTTGAACGACAGGACCTGTGAGTTCTCGTCAAAGGTCGTGCCTATATACCGCTCCTCGTTGGGGATAAGCATTTTTCGGTTTTTGATTGCAATCATTTAAATCTCCTTATATATGGAAGAAACGGTCGCATGGACCGTTTCTTTAAGGATGTTGGAGAGAAGCACTCCCAATACGCAGTATTTCTGTACGAGGAATCCAGTTTGATATCTCTAAGGATTTTTACGTTTGTATTGGGAGCAATGTACATTTAGAACCTCCTTATGTTTCACCACCCGAACCACCTGAATCAAGAGTACCGTCAATATATGCAGATGTTCTATCAACAACTGTACTGTCATTGTAATCAGATACTCTAAGGGATTTAAAATAGATTCTTCCTTCTTCTGATAATGACACAAGAATAAAGGTAAAGAATAGATTTACATCATCGTATTCTGAAAGAGAATACAAACCCCCTTCAAACCGTCCAATAACATTAGCACCTGATTTATGCGCTTCTTGTATCTCTGATAGAGTCCGATTGGTTGTAACGGTATCTTCAGTACCGTACTCAAAATCTACATAGAATGTGGAATTTTCTGCAACACCTTTCTTGAACGCATCGGTGTACGTTATGGATTCAGTAGAGATAGAAACAGTGTGTTCTCCGGGGGACTGAGTTACGATGCTATTTAGAGTACCGACTTCATTTTTTGCAGAACTAATACTAAACGGGTATTCAGAAAAATCATACCCACTTTCAGCGGGTGTAGCACCATAAAAAGAACGCCTATCGTTAGAAGGGAAACTCCTATCACAAGTATACTTTACGCCATCAAAGGTAACAATTATCGGTTCGGCATTAATAAACTCATCATATGTAAATGACGCCATACCACCGAAAGATGTTTCATTCGCCGTCACCGTCTCACTGACAAGCGGTGTAGAAGTTTCTTCCTTCCACTTCTGACTGTCATCACCACCGCCGCTCCCGCCAGTCGGAATGCAAACTCCATCTTTGTAGAAATGGATTCCGCAGAGCGCCTGCACTGCATCAGAGCTTAACTCCTGCCCATACCCAGCAACGATCTCCTCCATGTCGATAAAGCCGCCGGTCATGATCTTCAGAGTATCGCCGCCATCAGGCTTTGCGAAGACCGTCCTTGCGATCAGTCCGTGAGCGGAAGAGTTATCCGCAAGGACCCCGTCAACACTGACGGGGGTCCCTACGGCGATGGGAAATGTGTAGGAGTCCCAATTCATTACTACTTCTTCGTAGTCAAAAATCTTCATATTGGTCCTCACATATTATCAAGCTTCTTGATGAGCCTCTGGATCTCGCCCTGCATCTCCTGCGGTGCAGCGTACATGATCTCACGAAGTCCATCAGTTACATTGTTACCTCTTGAGTAGCCGGTCCGGGAAACTCCGTTCTCCGCTCTCGAATATCTCCCCATGCTATCGCGCTTGTGGGACATTCTGTAGGAGCCGTTGTTATAGGAGCCATTGCCATAGGAGCCTCTCATGGAGCCGCCCATAGCCGCCGTGCGCGGGTCCTCATCGTAATAGGCAAAGGTTGATCAGCGGAGCCGGAGTCACGGTCGGATCCTCTGATGCCGAAACGCTTCTCAACGCAAGGTTGAAGCAGCATCCGTAACACCGCACACCAGACCGCATCGGAAGACGGCATGTCGCACATGAAGAACGCCGAAGCGACCAGCTCTGCGAATGCCGTCTCCCAGTCAACGGAGAGTGCTACGGATATTGCTCGGACGGCACAGTCGCCCACGTTGCGGCCTGCCGGGTTATTGTTGAATTTCTTCCACATCACTCGTCACTCGGAAGCTCGTTGGTATATCTCCCAAGAAATTCACGGACCTTCTGCCAGACCCCTCTTACGGGCAGACCGCAGAGCGCCATGTTCTTAAGGATGGATACCGCTTCAAAGCCAAGATAGATGATTCCGAAAAACTCTGCGGAGCCGATGTGGCTTCCAAGAAACTCCCGGACCTCGTCCGGAAGGAATCCGATAAGATTGATCTCCGCGATGGAGTCGAGGACGAGCAGGAACGAAATGCTGGCAAGCATGGATACCTTCCTCACCGCGCCGTCAATACCGAAAGAAGAATTAAGCTTCTTCTGCTTCAGCGCCCTCAGAAGACCAAAAGTAGTGTCCATGCAAACTGCCAGAATCACCATCTGGATTATGTCGTTCTGCAATGCCTCGTTGATGATCTGAGATAAGGTTTCCATGATCGCTGCCTCGTTAGGCCTCAATCTCTCTCGCTTCCTTTGAAAGTTCTGCGATAAGGCTTGAGGTCTTCTGATCCTGTTCCTGCTGATGGATAAGGACCTCATAGACCTCTTCCGGGACCTCGACATCCACGCCGCGCTGGACAAGCCAGGTCATGCCGTTGATGCCGACAAAGAGCGGATCTTTGTACTTGTCACCGTCATAAAAAAGACGAATCGTTTTCTTGACTCCGGAAAGGCCCTTGTTATTCTGTTTCCTTACTGCCATGTAATCTCCTTTGTGGGGGCGCTTAAAAGCGCCCCGTTATCACTTCGTGGAGCCGGTCTCGATACGGACCATGTACTCCTCGATCAGTCTCTCGGCGGTCTTGGTCGCCTTCCACTCATCTGTTGCTTGATGACTTAACCCGTGTTATAATCCTCTCAACCAGTTAACTACAATCTGTATGGAAGGAAGTGTTTATATGACAAGATCCCGTAACATCCGTAAAATCCTTAAGCCTTCAAAGGAAGAGCTGACATCCATGATTCAATCCGGTCTGACTCCGTATCAGATCGCTGAGAAGCTTGGATACTCGAAAGGGGGTTTCTCGAACATCTACAAGTACTGCCGTGATTACGGAATCGAATTTGATTTTTCCAGGAATCACGAGCTTAAGGCGATCCCCTTTACTCAGATTCAGAAGGATGTCATGTACGGTTCTATTCTCGGTGACGGCTACCTTCGCTCGACAAGCGGTGTTTCGTGGTCGCTTGTGTTCGCTCATGGGGAGAAGCAGCTTGAATACCTCAGATGGAAGTACGATATCTTTGAGCAGTTCGTAACTACCAAGAAGTTCGGAGTTATGGTCCGCGATTTCCACGGGAATGCTCCTGTTCATTCCTTCGCTACTATCTCTCACCCGGAGATCACTGCGTTCTACCATCTCACTCATCCCAATGGGAAGAAGCTTGTTACTGAGGAGTGGCTCGATCTCCTGTCACCGTTATCTCTTGCGGTGTGGTACATGGATGATGGTTCTTTGAACAAGCGGTACGGAACTATCGTTCTCAGTACGAATGCCTATTCTCTCCCGGAGCTTTCTCTCATGATCGATTTCTTCGAGAAGAAGTACAGTCTTCATGCGAAGCTTGAGAAGCGCCGTAACGATCAGTATGCTTTGAGGATCAATGCCTCAGAGTCTAAAGCTTTCCGTTCCATCATCACTGATTATGTGCCAACGTGTATGTCATATAAATTAGGTTAAGCGCCAACTCATTTCTGCGTTGGTCTCCGGTTTCTTTGTGTTTCCGATTATTGCCGGAGGGCGGACTATTGCTTCCCCGTAGGGTCCCCTTATTTAGTCTCTCACGGTGTATTTAAACTTCCGCCTCGTTATCCATCTCTGGAACTTCGAGTCAATTAAAGGGGATTTTAGATCGGCTGGATGTACGTTTAGGCTGCAAGAGCCTGAGTGTAACCGATCGTAGAATACTGATTTAACGGACCGCCTGCCTGCTCCTTGCTCTTGATGATGGTCTCAAGACCGCCGCCCTGGATAGATGTGCGACCGTAAGCATTCTGACCGAAGATCAGCGTGGAGTAGACATCGATGCCGGAAGCACCAGCGCCGGTGAAAATCTTAGCCTCAGTGGACTCGACAAAACGGACGCCGGCGATACGACCGATCTCGTTATTGTACATATGCTCCGGGCTGGTATATTTCTGCCAGTCCTCCCACTTCGGATCGCTCATCAGGTCGAAAGCGATGTCCGGATGGATGATGCCGATATAAGAGCCGTTGATCATCGGAGCATCCTGTCCCTTCAGAGTACGGACCGCCATGCGGATAGCCTTGACGGTAAGCAGATGAGAAGCGGTAAGAGCCGCTCTGGATGCGACCTGTCCCTCTGCGTACTGCACCTGGGTGCCGCCGTTAAGGACCTCTCTGACAACAGTGTCAAGCGTTCTGCCTGCCTGCTGCGCGATCAGCTCGGTCGCCTCAGTGATGATCGGATCGATTGCGGTGAGCTGGAGCAGATCGGTTACCTTAACGAAACCGCCGTACTGCTGCACGGTCGCCGTGATAGCCGTCACGTTGAGCGCCTGACCGTCCGGAGCCACGCCCTCGGTAAGCGGAGTCAGAGCCTTCGGCAGTTTGCTGAATCGTCTGAATTCAATGGTCTTGCCGTTGCCGCGCGGGATCGGCTTCTCCTGACCGAAGCGGTCATGGACAAGGTACGGCTCTGCCAGTCTGATCAGGTTCTTGTCATAAAAGGTCTTCATCTCCGGGGACAGATTGTTCCCGGTCGTTGCAGAAGTCGTGGCGTTCATGACATCTGCGAACTGCTGAAGGTTCAGCATATAAAGCTTTCTGTTCTTATTCATGTGTTTGTCTCCTTAAGTGGAGATCAGAAACTAATGAATTCACCTCTTGAGGCTCTCTTCACATAGTCTGCGATCTCTGAGTCTGTAAGCCTGGAGACATCTGCATGAGCTTTCGAGGATGCCTGCCCGGACATTCCGCCCTCTGCCGGACGATGTCCGCGCTGGGCAATTGTCTGAGCGGTCTTTCGTGCCACCGTTCGTGCGGTGTGTTCCATAGCATCCGGGAGAATCTCGTCTGCCTTGAGGGCAAGGTAAGCCTCTCTGATGCCTACTGCGTAGGGGTTCTGCGGATGGATGAGCCTGACGAAATTCTCATTCTGCATCATCGCATCGAGGTCGAAATCCGGGAATTCGGATTTCAACTGGTCCGCTTCAGCCTGCCTCGCCCGAAACCATTCGTTCTGCGCTCGGCGGGTCTCTGCGGCTTCCTTCTCTGCTTTGAGCCGCTGGTTCTCAGCTTCGATAACGGCAATGCGCTTGTACTGGTCTACGGTGAGTCCGGCTTTATATGCCGCCTCTTCATAGAGTTCATCGTCTTCGCCAACGTACTTCGCGATACTGTCGATATCGTCTGCTTCGGTCCCGTACTTGGAAGCCAGCGCCTGAAGTACGGGTCCAAGTTTCGCGAGCTTATCCTCATTGGCTTTCGCCTTTGCGAATCTGCTCCTCACGATCTTCTGGACCGCCTTGTCGTAGTCTTCCTTGTACTCCCCTTTGATAAGCTCCTCGAAAGTCGCTTTCGTCTCCGTGTTTCCCGCAGCGGCGACCTGCGATGCCCCTTCGCCCGTGTTCTCAGCGGCGGCCTGAGATGTATCGCCCGTGTCTCCGGCAGCTCCGTCAGCAAACTGCTGGAGGTGTAACGTGAAACGCTTAAAAAGTCGGATCATTAGATCTCCTCTGCCGTCTCTCCGGCGTGTCTTGATGAACTGAAGATAACAACAAAAAAAGAAGGAGTACGCCCTCATTCGGCGCACTCCTTCAGCGAGTTACTTCATGCTCTTATCGTAGGTATTCGATTTCCAACCGGCCTTCTCCCAAAGCTTGCGGTTTATAGTATCTCCCAAACCGCTTTCCTTGAGGAAGCGGACCGCATCGTCCTGTTTGCCTCCCATCGCCTTCTTGATGGCATCCTTGCTCGTCCTATTGGATGCGCGGTCGCCCTTCGCGATGTCGCCGTTCTTGTAGGCATCAATAGCCTGTTTCGCGTACTGTTCTTTGGTCGGCGAGGTGTCCTGCAATCCGAAGAGTCCTTCGCCTGCGTTGAACGTGCCAGCTTCACCGTTTTTAACATCCGTCCCCCACAGGTAAATAGCGTTGACGATGTTGTACACGTTCTGAGCCGGAACGCCCTGGAGCTTGAACATCTGCATGATAAGCTTTGCCATCTTCACAGATGCATTATCAATATCCTTCATGTCCCCGGTCTCAACCGCCTTGCTCGCCGCCTTTCTGAAGTCAACGGCAGCAGATGCGAAGTCGTTTACGAGGGTAAGTCCCGGATAGTCGATGTCGTACCACTTGCCATCGCCAAGAAGCGCAAGCGCAAAATCCTGTGCCTCGCTTCCGCCCATCGTCATTCCGGCAAAAGAAGTACCAAAGTCATGAAGGATCTTCTTTGCGATGCTCTCAGGCGTTACCTCACCCTTCTCGTCACGATAGTCCCTCATCCTGTGAAGCGCGGCATTTGCCGCAGCCGACAGGATAACAAGCATACCCTGTGCCACGATGGTTGCCGCGACAGTGTTGCCAAACGCCTTGCCAGCTTCCTTCTTCGCATTTACATAGGAGATATCCTTCTTCGCATATTCGGAGTATGCCCTCCAACGGCTCCAGGCATCGATCACTTCGCCGCCCATGTTGAAGGTCTGGGTCTTGAACGCTCCGAAAATCTTTGCGATGTCATTCTGCTTGCGGAGGTATTCGTTCCTCTGCATCACATCGTAGGAAGGCTGAGTCCTCTGCAAGGTCTCGTTGTAGATGTCGGCAAGCCTTCTGTTATACTCGCTGCCGCGCACCTCAAGGTCGGGGTATTTGTCCTTCACATACTCCTCGCAGGCAAAGAACAGTACTTCCGTAGTTCTGACATCGACCTGGCGGATAAGGTCGAGCGCAGTCTTAACTCTCTGAACCGTGCGGTTATTGTCGATGCCCGTGCGCTGCTTTGCGACCTCGCCCATCTCAGTGCCTGAGAAGCCGGTACGCCTCATGTATCCCCACGGGGTAATGGAATCCATGTACTCACGGTCCGCCTTGCTGACAACGTGCCTCGCGGCTTTTGCCAGCGGTCCCCATCCGATCACTGATGCCGCGAACGGATAGGATGCGGACTGCTTGATCGCTACGCCAAGATTGAGGTTTAGTGTCGCTCCGGCATGAATGCTCTTCAGAGTATCAGTGATGCCCCTCTGAGTCTGCCGTCCAAACTGAAGGTCACTAAGCACGTTATCGATGTAGTCAAGGGCGGTCTTGCCCCATGTCTTTCCGACCGATGCCTTTACGCTCCGCTCAAGCCTTTCACCGCCGGTGTAGTTATAGAATCTTGTGAAGTTCCTGATCGGGACCGCAAGACCATAGTAAAGCGCCGTGTTGTTCTTCTGACGGAGGACCACCTGTGATGCATCCTCAAGATAGATCGGCAGGTGTGAGCCGCTTCTTTCTTTCAGCATTCCCATCCCTTCGAGAGTGCCGTCCTTGACCAGTCCGTCATAGCTGCTCTGAAGGAAGTTTTTGTTCGTGCTGATCGGGAAGTAATCGTCCACGATTGCCTTCTCATAACCATTAAGCGCGAGTGATACTTCGTTGATGGCATCCTTCGTGGTCTCGTTGAAGAATTTATACGCGATCTCCGCGTACTCCAGCTCCTCCGGTGTCATCTGGTCGGTGATCTTTCGGATAGCCGCAGCGGCAGCCGCATCGTTCTTCCTGTTTACGGCATCGGAAACAGATTCTCCAAGAACACTGGGGTCCCATTCGGAAAGGTGTACCGTCTCGCCTGCGGCGTAGGCTTCCGCATATTTCCCGCGAGAGTAAAGCCTCTCGTTCGGAATCGTAATGCCGCCGAAGGCGATATGCTTCACGTTGTCGGGATTCTGAAGGTGCAGATACAACGCGATCCTCATGCCTTTGGAAATCTTCTTCTTTCCTTCCAGCGTGTCGATCTCGATGTCCTGCTTTGCAAAGTCGTTCACAAGCTTCGGATTATTGTCGATATCCTGGAACATCTTCTCGACTTCCATGCGGAACTGTGCCGCCTTCGTCTGACCATCGTTCAGCTCTTTCCCGAAGTAGGTAAAAACGCCGCCCCTCTGGTATCCGTCAATGAGGGAGAATGCCCTTGTTGGATTCAGCATGTTCAGTTTGTACTTGCCCAACTGAGCGCCGATCTCGTTCTTATAGTTGATGCCCTTCGTCTTCTCAAGCTGCTCCGTTGCGACCTTACCGTAATATCCGAAGGTTGCCCTTCTTTCCTTACCGATCTCATGGTCCGCAGTCCGCTTGGAGTGTTCAAGCGCCACGATGGACTCGGTGAGCTGGAGGATATCCTCGATGCTCATCTGCGAAATGTGTTTCTTACCGGGCCTTTCAAGGAGCTTCGCATACTTCGGTGCTTCATACTTTGCGTAATCGGGATCCAGCTCAGACTGCGCTTCGACCTGTTTTCTGATCTCTTCGAGCTTCTTCTGAGTATCATCACGGATGCCGGCTGCCACAAGGTCAAGGTCTCCGATCAGGGCATCGACCTGTGCGCGGAAGTCCGGGTCTCCCTTCATTCCTGCAAGCCTTCTCGCCCGTCTCAGAAGTTCCTGCTGCGCTTTTGACTCTCTCCTCTTAAGCCTCTCGCGGAGTCTCGTCTCACGGTACTCGGAGATGATGTCATCGATCTGCTGATTCTTCTGTGTTCTGAGAGCGTCGAGCCGCTCCCTTGCCTTCTGCTTCTCAGCTCCTACGGCGTTTTCCATCTCCTGCCGCATCTCGGCAATTCTCCAGTCGAGATTCAGTCTGTAGGCTTTTTCAAGGTGCTTGATCTTGTCGTTCTTTTCCTTGCGGAGTTTGTCCAGGCGGTCCCTTGCCTTCTGCTTTTCGGCTCCAACGGCATTCCTCATCTTCGTCTTGAGCTTGTCGATCTTCTCGTCACTCTTGGCGGTGAGTCTGTCGATTCTGGCGAGATACCTTTCCTCCATACGCCGCTGCCGTTTCTCGATAGCTTCGGAAATGTTCGCATTGCGCTGGGAGAAGCGGATGTCGGAGTCTTCAGTCGGATTCTCATTATCAATGTTCTTGAACTGTTTTGAATCAAACGCGATCAACGTATTTATCTTGCCATTGCCATCATAGTGAATCAGTCCATCGTATCCAAGATTCTTGAAGGCATCGATGATGGCATTCGCGCTTGCACCGGAAGCAGACAGGTCCGAATAAATATCGACATCGCTGTCATGGTAATTCATCATCTGCCGCGCTGTGTAGAGAGCTTCCCTTCTGACAAAGGACGGCCTCCCATAATCCCTTGTGTCCTGTGCGTAATTTGAGATTAGGTCATCTCCTGTAGGGTCGATCTTTTCAATTAGTTTCGCAAGTTGCCTGACGGTCATGGTCTTCTTCTCGGCAGAAAGCGGATTTGTGATATTGAGGTATCCCTCCATCACACGGCCTTCTCCGCCACCTATGCCCTTATAGCCACCTGCTCTGGTGCTTGAAGGTGTGAAATTAAATCCTGCCCCCTCGTAGCTTCCATGCGCTCCGATCCTGTTGCGATCAAACTCATAGAATTCCGAATTTGTGCCGTGGTAAACGCGAAGCAGATTCCCGTTCTCATCCCTTACCTTTGAATCCTTGAAGTATTCTGCCTGTGCTTCTGTCAGCTCGTTGCCAGCAGAATCGCGCATAGAATACCTGATGTTCTCATCATGTATTTCCACTCGCTGTGAAAGCGGAATTACGTTTCCGTTTGCATCGCGCTTGATCTTATAAAGATCCCTGACGGTTTTCTTGTCCAGGTTCTCACGGACTGCAAGGTGGTCCACGATTTTCTTGATTGTGGCAGTGTCACCAATCTCTCCGTTTTTAAGAACTGCATTTGCGGCATTCTCATACTCGGAATCGAGGATTTCAATTGTTGCCTCTCCGTATCTCTGACTCAGTGTGTTGTACTTGGCTTTTTCCGCCTTGTCTCCCTTGATGCTTCTCAGGTATTTAACCTGTGGCGAGTTCTGGTCAGAAAGTTTATACATATCTTTTGTAAGGGGGATATTCGATGCAAGCAGATAGATATCACCGCCGGACCTGACCTCGGTTACATAATCGAATACTTCCTTGATCTCGGGGATGTATGCCCTCTGGTCCATGTTTGTCTGGTAGTTGCGTCTGCTCTCATCCTTCTGTGACCCTTTGGCCTCGCCAGACTCAGCTTTTTTGTCGGCCTGATACATAAGGAAGTATGCCACGCCATCATTCTTCAGATAGCGTTTGGCCTGCTCGATAACGCCAATTCTCGCGTCACGGGAATCAATTACGTTCAGGACATTGTTTACGGTAACCGCATCTGCTTTATTTTTATCGAACTCATCGCTTATACGATCATTGTGCTTCGATGTCCTGTTGAACGCGTCCATTATCTCGATGGTTACGCCCGGATATGTTTTCTCAACAGCATCCTTTGCGAAGTTGAACTGTCCTCCGCCATAGTCGAGAATCCTCGTCCCTTCCGGGAATTCAAAATGCGTAAAGGTCCCTGGAATCTGAAGGACGGATGTGTCCTCACCGGTGTATTTCTGCCCACGGGTCAATCTACTGGAATACTGTTTATCTCCATCGTGCGGAAGTCCGTACTTGTCAAGCTGTGCCTCCCATCTCCCGATACCATTCCCGTCAGCGACCTCGGTTAACGTGTTAAGCCATGTCTTCGACCAATTCCACGCTTCACCTACATCGAATCCTTTATAATCATTCTTTACCCACAACCACTTGTGATGCCAGATGTAATTTGAATGTCCTGTTTTTATTGCGCCAGTATCGATGTTGACCGACACATAGTCGCCCGTCATCGGCTCTCTGGCGGTATCGAAATCCGCAGCTTCATCGAAACGCACTATGCTTTTAGACGGTTGGTACATCATACAGTTGTATTGGAAGTTCGGATATTCTTCGGCAAGAATGGATATTGCCTGATTCAGTTCCGCATCCGGGATAATATCAGAAGCGTATTCCTTGTTGAAATAGAACTGCCCACCGATTTCCTTGCCAACGCCGTACTTGCTCCTCTTGATGGCACTGCCTTTCAGCGTTTTCAGCGTTTCGCCTACATCTGTCTGCTTTTCGTTGTACTGATAATTCTTCTTCTGCTTGTCGGTAAGGGAATCTAAGCGAGTAGAGTACTGTACCTTCTCCCCGCCGCTCTGCTCGTTCAGAGCGTTCACGACATCGTTGTACATTTCGTTGGAGATTGCCGTGGATCCCACTCCGTTCGCGAAATCTTCCATAAGCTTCGTGTTATAGGCATCATCAAATTCCGGTCGGACGGCCTGCTGTTCTACGATTCTTCCGTTCTTGTCGAACAGTTTGAAGTCGATCAGGAACTTATGGTATCCCTCGGTGTAAACGTAGTTGCCGTCCTTATCCACATTAAGGAACTGAGAGAAGCGCGGGATAAGGTTCCGCTCCTTACAGACCTCAAGGAACTTGTTCACGAACTGTTTCTTCGTGCGGATCGGCTTGCCTTCCTTCTCAGCCGCCTGGAGAACATCGGTGTAGATGTTTACGTTCTTTGCCTTGTTGCCGGTCGCTTTATCGCGCTCGTTCTGCGTGAGTTTATAGTTTGTCCAATGGTCGATGCCCTTCGCCTTAAGGATCGTTCCCGGAAGGCTGGTGTGGAACGGGATAATGTAATCGACAAAGTCAGATGCCATTGCCAGCCGGATCTGCTCATCGGACATGCCCACAAGGATATTGCCGATGTCCCTGTCATCCGTAGAGTCGAAGAAATCCGGGTCATTGATGTCGATGCCCTCGACAGGGTCAAGGTCAAGGGCCGCCTGTCCGTTCTCATATCTTACGCCAGTACCGTGAGCAATCAATGAGCGGTTCAGCTTGATGCCGGTATTCCGCACCACCTTTGCAAACGCCGGGACCTTCGTGTATGCCTGGATCTTGATTCCCTTGACGGCAGCGTCCTGGATGATCTGTACAAGGTCGAGAAGGTTGACCGCCTCAAAGTCAGAGTAGGAGAACACGCGAAGTCCTCCAAGATCATTGATGCGCTTCACCTGTGCCGGAGTATACTTCAGCAGCTCGCGCTTATATTCCGCACGGCCTTCCACAAGCCGTCCGGACTGCATACCCCTCGCGTTGTTGAAGATCTTGAAAGCTTCGGCAATTCCCGGATGGCTGGCTGTCAGTTTCTTAAGTCCGTCATAGGTAATGAGGTCATAGATATTCGGTTGGTAATCATCGCCCTCTGTCTTATCAAGAGCCGCCTTGATCTTGTCGAATTCCTTCTTGCCGGAGAAGTTGTCAAGGAGGGCATCGTTTTTATAGAGATCCACGAAGCCTTGCGCGATCTCTCCAAGCCGCTGCCGCCGTTCCTCAACATAGCAGAGCGCACACGCCACAGGGACCTTGTGCTTGATCATCTCCTGTCTGATGATCTCGAGGTCTTCGGCGGTGAATACCCGGTTCGGGTTCCTCTCCTGCAAGCGGTTGAACACTTCCGTGAACGGGACGCGCTTGCGGCAGTTGTTGTTGAAGTCTACGGTTCCCTGAGGATAATCTGAATTCTTCTTGATGGCGCTATACCGCTGATCCGGGTCATAGTCCATCCTCGCGATGTTTCCGGGCGACATGATCAGGTTCGTCAGGGACATCTCAGACTGTACGAACGCCTGTGCCTTTTTCTTGGAGATCCCAAGGCTCTTCTGAAGCGCGGCGACTGCCTTCGCCTGCTGCTCCTCCGATACCCATGTGTACCTTACGGAGTATTCCATGTGAGCAACATTGCCGTCATCGCTGATAGAGATGCCGGCATCGTGCAGCGCAGTCCTGTCGGCGGCGTTCACGTTTCCAGACTCCCCGTTCAGCGCCTTGCTCCACATATCGCGGATCTTCTCAAACTCCTCCATATTCTGCCTGATAGCTTTCGCCTCCGCAGAGTCGGACTTATAGGAAGAAAGCATCTGGGAGAAGAATTCCCGGATGTTGTCGAAGACCTGTTTCACATGGTCCCACAGGGTCTGCTTCGTGTTGGCATCGAGACTGTTGAACGCATCGAGCGCCTTCTTATCTCCGGAGAGCATATCCTCGCAAGCTCTTGCGACCAGCTCATGGATCGCATCGTCCTGTGTGTGCTGGACAGGCTTGCCGTTCTCGTCCTTGATCGTGTCGTTCAGCCGCTGCCGTTCCGCTTCGATGATGGAGTTGATGGTCATCCCCTTCGAGTATGTCCCGTTGTTCTGAAGGGCGGTGAGGACGGTGTTCGACAGTTCCTTGTAGAGCTTCGGATTATACTGCTCAAGGAAGTGCGTGGTCTCATGGGAGATGACAGGCAGCATGGACTTGATATCGGTGATATCGCCCGTCCAGTCGGACTCGCGGTTCATTCCGGCGTTCACATCGAGCGTGATAGTCGGTCTTCCGTTGATGACCTGGAAGGAGCCGTTCATGCCCTTGTACTTGCCGTCCACCGCTTCGCTCTTAACGTAGCGGACATCCATGCCAAGTCCCTTCGTGATGAAGGTGCTGGTGTAGTCCACGCGAAGCTTCTGCTGCGGAGTGAGGCTCTTGTAGTCGATGCCTGAAAGGTCTGTGTTCCCGGCGTTTACTCCGTTCACGCTGATCTTATTGACGGCACGGTTCACCGCCTTCATGGTGTCCTGCGGATAAGCGCGGTTCGCATCGAGCGCACCAGCTCTCATGGCGGCGCTGATCTGCTCCGGAGAGAGCGTGGTATTCATGCCCTCCCTGATCGGCATTCCGAATCTCATGTTGTTGTAGTGAGCCGCCCACTCACGATATGCCTTCACGCCTTCTTCGGCAGGAAGTGCGCTGAACGCTTTCTGCCCTTCCTCTCCGAAGGTCGAAGCCATGTCCTCCGCCATCTCAGCGTTGAAGATACGCTCACCGGCGGTCATGCGCTGACTGTTGTAGTAGTTCGCGTTTCTGAACGCCTCGCCGGTATCCTTCGCAGTCTCAGAAGCGACATCGTTCATAGCCTGAGCAGCCGCCTGCCTTGCGGTGTTCTCACGCTCTGTCGTTTCCGAAACGACATCCTGCGTTCCCTCAACTGTTCCCTCAACGGGAGCCGCCGCTCCCTCAACTGCTTCGTTCCGCTCCGCGACCTCCGCAGCATTTGCTATAGCGTTGCTAAGATATCCAAGATCGGTATCGCTTGCCCTCGTCCCAGAAGCTTCCCTCTGTGCGATATCGTTGGCAATATCCTGGACTCTCTGCCCTTCAGCCGTAGATGTATCGATGCTTTCGGCAATGTCCTCAAGAGTCATGCCGCTCTGAAGGTCTCTGCGGAGGTCCATGCCGTTTGCGATGGTGTTCCCATACATCGCCGCGCCAGTGTGCAGTCCGCCGGACAGAGCGCCTCCAAGACCGGCAAGGAAAATCTGAGTGACTGCGCTCCGCATGGTGTTGGTAGCCGCAGCGTTCGGATCCATGCCCTGTTTGATATAGTCCTGATACTCCCGTCCTCTTTCGGAGTAGTCCTTTCTGATGGCGATATCGGAAAGTGTGTTCGCGATCTCCGTGAACATTTCCTCCGAAGCCTCCACACCAGCCTGTGCAAGAGCGGTTCTGACCGCCTGTGCCGTTGATGTCGGGTTCTGGAAGTTCAGCAGTCTCTCAACGGAGAAATGCTCGAAGAAGGCTTCGGCAGCGCCGTTAGCCAGGGCAAGCTCCGCCGCCTGTCTCGCAGTGGTGTTCGGGTCGTTGGATGTTTCGTAGAGTGACTGGTTTGCCGCGCTTCCGCCCATGAGCAGAGTTGAAAGCGGTCCGCCTGTCGCCATGCTTATGCTGGAAGAAACCGCATCTGCTCCAACTCCCGTAAGGAAGTCCGTTGCCTTCTCCCCGAAGGTGTAACGACCGTCATCACTGTCGATGCCCAGGGCGGACGAGATGCGCGGATGGCTTTCCTCTGCCTCTCTGCGGAATCCCTCTGCCGCTCCCGTTCTGAACGCCTGTGCGACAGGTGCGGCGTGGATGTCGTGCGGATTCATCTTCTCGCCCGTTGCAAGCGCACGAAGCGCAGCTTCACCAGTATTGATGAAGCCTTCAGCGCCGCCTACAAGGTTCGATACGCCGTACATCAGAGTGCCGGCGATGGGATGCTTTGCCGCCCACTGTCCTTCCCTTGTGAGGTTGTACGGCTCTCCTGTGAGGATCTGCGTATCGCCTCTCGAACTGCTGATGCCCTGGTCTGCGAATTCCGGGCGGACGGTCTGCTTCCGTGCAGGCTCGTTCGATGCTTCGGCGGTCACGGGTCTCTGCGTTCCGAAGGAGCGCCCTCTGCCGCCGTGAACGATTCCAGTCGCAGGAGTTACAGATGCGGACAGGCTCTCAAGGGTATTCGCCTTGACAGGCTCCGGCGCTTTGGTGTGGTTGTAGAAGTAGTCAAGCGACCTCATGCCGGAAGACGGCTTCTCAGCCTCGACAGTCTCAGGCTTTGCGGTCTCGACCTTCTCAGTCTTCTTAGAAGCAGAAGAAGCAGGCTTTACAGTCTGCTCTTTTGCGTATCTCTTTTTAAAGATGTCGTAAGTCCCCATATCAACGTACCTCGATAGCGTTCTGCTCAAGCATATCGTTATATCTGCGGATCATTTCTTCCGCATTGTCCGGGAAATCTTTTCTGATCTGTGCGATCGCCATGTTGTACTCGCGGCGAGTGATGCTCTCAGGAAGCGTATCTGCTCCGCCGTCATCCCTGTTGATCTCGCCCTTGCCGCCAGCGAGGTTCACGCCGGTCCTCTTTGCGATGGTCGTGATGTTGGACGGCTGGATGCCCCTGTCTCTGACGAAGTTGCGGATCTCTTCCGTTGCCTCTTCGTGGGAAAGCTCTCCGTTATCGATAGCGGACTTCAGACTGTTGGCGAACTGGTCGATCGTAAGATTGCCGTACCCGGCTTTCGTCTTGGAAGTGCTTCCGCTATAACTGCTCCTTCTTCTGCTTCCGCCACCGGAGCTTCTGCCGCCGCCGGAGCTTCTGCCACCGCCAGAGCCTCCGGAGCCTCCGCTGCCGCCGCCTGCAAGCGCCGCCGCCTGCTGACCTCTGACCTTTTCAGCCAGTTCGTTAAGGGAAGCGACCGTGTCTGTCTCCAGCGGTCCCGTGTAGGATGCCGGGATATCCATGCCCTGAGAGGCGAGCTTATACGCTCTCTCGAAGGCGTTGTTATAGTCCGCCTTGTAATCCCTGTCAGCCTGGTACGCCCTGTCAGCCGCATCGGAATACTCCTGCCAGTCAAGGTTCGTATCGAGCTGGTACTGGTTCCAGTCGTTGCCGTAGAAGTTCTGGTACTGGTTCGCGTAGTAGGCGCGGTCGTTCATGAAGTCGTTCACGGTGTCTCTGTATCGTGCGTAGTCGCTCTGTTCAAGACCGTTCACCGCATTGAGCCGGTTGTATCTGTCGGCGGTCTCATCGCCGTACATCTGATAGGCAAGGTTCGCAAGAGCCAGGTTCTGACTGTTCAGTCCTTCCATCGCCCTGTCGTAAGCCTGTCCAGCCGCCGCCGTTGCCGCAGTCGATCCGTAGCCGCCCGTGAGTCCTGCCATCGCTCCGAGACTGTCCCTCATGGCCCTGTCGGCGTTCGCTCTGTACTGTTCTGCGTAGAGGTTGTACAGATTGTTGTAGTTCTTGTCGGTCGAAAGGTCGAAGGACTTGCGGTTCAGGATGCCGTCCAGAATGGACTGCACCGCGCCCTCATAGCGGTTCTGATACGGTCCCGGACGGTTGCCTTCGGCATCCTTCATGAGGCCGTAGTACTCGTCCGTATCCGCGCTCCGCTCAAAGGTCCGCCGTGCCGGCTGGGAGATTCCTGCCAGTGTAGTGTAGTTGCTCCGCCCCTTGATCTCGTCCGCATCCGGGACGGGGGAATCGTACTTCACTGAGTTGGCGAGTGCCTCGTCCGAAGCGTAGGTCTTGCCCGGTTCCGTTGGGAACGGAGCGGAGAATCGCTGAGAAGCGGCGATAGCCGCATCAGAAGCGATGTTCGGCGTAGGTGCTGCGTACTGCGTGGAGTTTGCTATCGCCTGGTCGGAAGCGTAGTTTTTCTGCGGCGTAGCCTCTCCTGCGAGTGTCCGGAGCGCATCGGAAGGGACGGTCGAGAGATCAACTTTCTTTTTCAGAGCGCCTGTCGCATTTCGTTTGATGACCGGCATTGTTTACCTCCTCTCTGATGGGATTCATCAGTGTCTGCCTGATGAACAGGATATTGAGCATGTTGTTTGCTCCGTGAGTTTCTATCTGCTCCAGTGCGTGGAGGCACTGGGTAATTTTGGTGTCATCGTACTTTGCCATATAGTCTCCTTACGGTTCGACAGGCCCGTCTGGAATAGGTTCGTCTCCGCTGCCGGTATTGCCTCCGTCACCGCCGTCACCACTGTCATCAATGAGGCTTTCGCAGATGTCCGTGATGAGGTCCCTGAGTTCCTGCCCGTAGTAATAGAACGGTCCATTCACGCGAACGCTTCCGTCATTCTTGGCGCAGAAGGTGACGGTGTCATCTGATCCGTACCATCCTGCCCAAAGGTAGTAGCCGCCAGGCATATACGGTTCGCCGGACATGCCCGTGACCTCGTCCGTGCTTTCGAGGACCTGCCTTCCGTACCAGTCGTTGACAACGAAGTCTCCGAGCTGGAAAGTCGTACCGTCAGCGACAAACCCCACGTTGGCTCCCCTGTTAAGCTGAAACGTGGAGCCTGTGATGGTACTCGCCGTGATGTCTCCAGAGAAAGCTCCGTTGGTAGCCTCGATAGATCCGTCAAGTCCGATCTTGAAATAGCCGTTGACGGTCACAAGTCCTTCCAGCTTGATCTTCGATGCCTCGATAGCCACCATCTCCTCCGAGAGATTGATGGAGGAGATGATGTTATCTTTTGAGACATACGACAGCTTGATGCCGTCCAGCGCGACCTCTATGGAAGCCTGGCGTTCACCGTCAGAGACGTAGGTGAGCCGCGCCTGTTCCGAGTAGTTGTCCTCCGGAGTCAGGTTGTTGAACATGTACTCAAGCTGGCGGTTAAGCTTGTAGAGGTAAGACTCGATCTTTGTGGTATCGCCCCTTACGCCGTTAAGCTCTCCGGTGTCCATGTGAAACTGAGCCATACAGTTCCGTGCCTCCTTCCACATATCGACCGCCGGCGATCAGCTTCCCGGCTCCCGTAAACTCGATTCGGTATCTGTACTTACTGCACCTCTTCGGGATGATCGGCAGCGTGTAGAGCTTGTCCTCTTCCGCCCTGATCGTTCCCTTATGCTCCCACAGGGGACTGTCATCGCACTTGATGTAGAAATTCGCGACCGTGCCTCTCTCAAGCCAGAGTGTGAACATGAGCTGGCTGACATAACTGTTCATCAAGCTTTCACGGATATCCGGCGATTCCACCATCCAGTCAATGCGGTCTGCATCGTCTCCGATGACCGTTCTGACCGTTCCGCTCTCGTCCACGAAATAGCCTTCACCTCCGCCGTAGTGGGCAAACAGGAAGCGGTCCTCGTTCTCGATATCCCACAGTTTGAGATTCGGATCGTAGCACAGGACCTTCCGCTCTCCGCCCAGGAGGCAAGAGATATACAGTAATCCCTTCGCCTGAACGCTCACCGCCTCTCTGACGGTCTGCGTGATGTTCCGTGATATCTTGGCGGGGAATGCCCCGTCAAACTGATATATGCCGTCTCTGCCAACGTAGTAGAGCGTTTCGTTTACGATCTCGATGGAGTCAGCGCATCCTTCCATAACACCCGGCATGTCGCTTGTGTTCAGCGAGAAATTCGCCGGCTTGTCACCGTACATCATGTGGATGCTATGCTCTTTGAAGAAGATGACATGACCCATGTGGCTCACGCATCCTGTGAAATCGCCGTCCGATCCAACCGTCACAGTGTAGGAGTCTGTCGAGATCCCCTCATAGCATTGCCAGTTCGTGGGGTCTCCAAGCTTTGATGCATAGATTTCATGATTCTCGTTGGAACACGCCCACAATCTGTTGTTATGCTCGCAGACATAGTCGAAGTCCTGGCATTCCCGTTTGATCGTGACTCCGGAAGGCACGTAGAAGCTCGTCCGCTTTACCGTGATGCCTGTCTCCTCATGTGCCGTCCGTGTGATCGTAAGACCGGAGGTCTGTGTGAAGTTCGTCCCAAGAGTGCCGTCCACGATGATAAAGTTCGTCCCGGCTCCTTCGATGGTCACGCTCTTGTTGTAAGCATCATTTGTGCATCCGGAGATCGTGACGATATCACCCTGTGACCAGCCGCTGCCGAGATCCTCTGCATAGATACGGGTCTTGTCGGAGCCTGAGTAGTACGGCGAAAAGACCGCGCTTGCCGTCTGCGTGTAGGCCTTGGAAGGAAATGGAGTCTCAATGATGATGTTGTTCGTCCCGGCGAATGTTACCTCCGCACTCAGGTTCAGCGCATCATCGGAGCATCCGCTGATCCTCACGGTATCATGCCCCTTGAACTTCTCGTTTATGCCGGTCCCGTCAAGGCGAGTGTTCGTGCCGTCCGCTCTCATTCTCACCCTGCCGGTGTAGGAGTTTTGGATGACGGCTGATACCACGATGTAACCATCGCCTTTTTCGGTGATCACTTTGGTCGCATCCTTGCCGTCCACCTTGAAGGAATCGTCATTAACTCCGCTGAATGTCACGCCGTCCGACCGCTCGAAGACCTGGTCGATCCCTGTGGCGCTGATCTTGCAGAAAACCGAGTCCTGTGTCAGCTCCTCAAACGTGATAGGCCCCGTCCAGCCTTGCGTAAATGTCGCCTCGATGTTCTTAACTGTGCCATCATTCGTGTTAAAGACGAGCTTGTCCGGGAAGATGACGATGTAAGCGCCCATGCCGACAAGGGTTTTCTTACTGTCTGTGACCGTCAGCACCTGCTCCCCGTTGTAGTAGCACTTTGTGCCGTCCACATAGAACAGGCCGTTTTTCCAGTAGATGCCGTTAGGGGTTGTCAGTACTGTCTGTGTCGTTCCCCGTGGCTCTCTCGCAGCGATTGCAGGGTAGAATCGGTGAGATGTATTCCTCATTGTCGAGTATTCGCCAGGTCTCGCACCGAGGGTCTGATTCAGACCACGATGCTCTGAGATCATCCTCAGTGACCTTCCCCCGGACGGGGTCAAAAAGGGCAGTCGTGCCATAGAAGTGCCACCTTTCTCTGGGATAGTGATGCCTTCTGTACCATGCCGCAAACTCTGTCCATGCGGCACTGTGAAGCTGGCTATCGTTGTTGTACCTGTCGATCTCTCCGAGCGACTGGTCTATCTTTGCATAGATATACGTTCTATATACATCTGCATATCTGTCCGGGACCGCGAGGATCGTCTCCTGATTCAGCGGATATGTGTACCCACTGAAGCGGAAATACGGGCAGCAGTCAGCGCCCTTCCCGATCACCTCGTCAAACACCCGGTTCTCGATCTCTGATAACCACAGGGTTTTTGTCAGCTCCGAAAATGTATTCGGTCTGATCTCGTCCACCATGTGTAGAATTTCTGCAATGGTCATAAAGCCTCCTATATCATCTCGACCTTCACGTTTCCGGGATACTGCTCTGATAGCTGGACATACTCAGAGGTGATGACTGCAAGTACCGTGTTCATGTCATCATCGCCTCCGGTGTCCACGAAGATGTGGCGCGGCTCGTCTTCAGGCCACATCATGTAGAGGTTCGTCCTGCCCTCCTCCGCCCACGCATTGATGAGATTGCAGAGCGTGTTCGTAAGGATCGAAATGCCAGCGCAGACGATATCTCCGCCCACTGCGGCATAGTCAGCGTGTCCTGTGAGGATGTACTGGGAGCCGCTCTCGTCCTGTCGAATGCTGATGGTAGTCATCGCACTTCCGTAGCCTCCTTCGCTCTCTCAGCGGCTTTCTCATATGTCGAGCCTCCGCTCTGCTTCTGAACCGCCTGTGGGGCCTGTGCAGGCTGAATGCCCATCTGCTGCTGAAGTGCTTCGAGCGGTCGTGTCTCGCCCGTCTGAGAGGCTAATAGCTCCGCAAGCTGGAGGTTCGTCTGCTGGGCCTGCATGAGCTGCTCATAGAGCGTACCGTTGGTTCTGATCGTCTCCCGGACTTTTTCTTTGCCCTCGAAATCCATCATGTCGATGGTCGCGAGCGCCTGGTCGGTCATTTGCGGGTTGAAGAAGCCGAGCTGATAGAACTGAAGCGCCAGCTCGTTCTGAGCCGTTCTGCTATACGGATTGCTCCTCTGAGCCTTTACCTTGACATCGAACACAGGCTCCGCAGTCAGGAACGACATGCCGAATTCCGATGTCTCCACCGCCTGCATACCGGCGTTGTTAAACTCGATATACTCCGGCGATCCGTTCTCTCCCGTGATGCGGAAAGCTCTTGGCTCGTCATAGAACTGTCTCACAAGCTCGATGATGAGGTTGCATATCTGTGTGAAGGCTCTGTAGGACCCCTTAATCATGTCCCTCGATCCCTTCGAGCCTGCCTCCTGAAGCGCGGCGATGGCGGAGGCAGCGGTCACGCCGGACACTGTCGAGCCTTGACTGAAGTCCCTGTTTCCGCTCGTCTCCTTCAGCTCATCGACCTTGTACTGAAGGACGGATAAGACATTTCCGCTCAACTCCTTCGTGTCGATGGGGCGGAGATTGTCATCGTTGAGGTTCATGCCAGCCACATTGACGAGCTGCTTGGTCGTGTCGAGAAACTGGTCGGCGTTGATCGAGGCGGAGTCCTTCACGAAATAGCGAGGTTTCGCAGACCAGATGGCGTTATCCTGAATAGCCGATGAGAGCCTGTCGATATACTCCTGTGGCGACCGCATGACATCGATGTACCCGAAGCCGGCAGGAGTCCCCTTCTCTTCAAAGAGACAGTCGATTACGAACGGATACTTCCCGTGAGCATACCAGCCTGTCTCTGCGTACTGCGGATCGTCCTCTGATGCGTAGAGGATGGTATCGTCCACCCACTGGACATAGTGGAGGACATCCTTGCCGTTCACGTTGATCTTGTAGTACCAGTCCACCACGATGCTCTTGTGGCTTGTGTCAACGTGATCGTCATAGTGGTACTCTTTATGGGTAAGTCCGCTCTCATGCAGCTTGTCCCGAAGCTCCGGATGCTCTGCGACCAGGAGATCGTTATCCCTCAGAGTCAGAAGGAATATGTCCTTACTGTCCTGGATGTCCTGCACTCCCGGCTCCCAGTACATGTTCAGCATATCGATCCTTCGGACATCCACATCGCCAACGCCGTTCAAAAGCTTGGGATTATAGAAGACTCCGTAGCACCCGGAGCCATTCTTCAGCTTGTCCCACCACACGGAGGCGTATGTCGCCTCGAATTCAGCGTTCTCAAGGATGACCGGGAGAACGGATGACAGGGTCTTCGCCGCCGCCTCATCGTCCATCGCTCTTGGAAGGACGGACGGTTCCGGGCTATTGTCCATCGCATCGGCATGTTTCATCATGATGCTATTAAAGAGCCAGGCAGAAACAGGCTTGCTATTGTAGTTCTGCCGCTTGTCCTCCGGCGTTCTGGGGTTCCTGTGGAAGCTCTCCCAGTGGCGTAATTTCCACCAGTCCTCGTTCTCGATGAGTCGCTGGTCAAGGTTGGCTTTTCCCTCTCTGTAGCGCTCCAGACGGTCCTGTGCGGCCTTCAGCTCTGCCTCGCCTATATGGGCGGCTGGCACTGTCACAGGCGGTCGTGCATCAGCCATAGTGACCGGAGCCTGCGGCGTGATATCGATATCAGGCATCTATACCTCCTTAGTAAAGTTTGTATCGGTCTGCCCACAGATTCAGAGGGTCCTCTGCTGGGGGCATTTCCGGGACAACGGGTTGCGGATTAAGCGGATGCTCCATCAGGACATAGCGAACACTGTCGTATGAATGATCCTCCATCGTTGTATCCACCTCTTCCACCTTCTTTTCGTCATAGAGGAGCAGCGGGAAGGTCCTAATGAAGTTCTGGCATTCCTTGCACACATAGAGCATTGGAACGCCCATTGAATCGAAACGGAGTCTGTAGTGGAACTGCATTTTCCCGGCGAAACGTGCGTTGTCTCCCCTGTCGTGATAGACAAATCTGCGTTCCATCATCTCCGCAATAGACTCGCCAGCGCCGTCCTTGATGAAGATTGCCGGGTCTGCTATGCCCCTGATCGTCCGTCCCTTGAGGCGTGGGTCACTGTCCTCACGGACTCTGATGCCGTCAGCAATGTCCTGCGCAGGAAGCTCAACTCCCGTATCTGGGGTCTTCGTGCAGCCATACCACTCCTTGAACAGGTACATCCTGTCGGCATGGTCCACTGCGATCCAGACCACTGAGAACGGCTTCCGATAGCCGAAGTCAAAGCCTCGAAATATCTTCCAGCTTGGCGGTATCGCCGTGAGGTCATTAATCACATGGGTCCACTGGCGGTCCTCATAGTGTGCGGGATCCGAGCGGAATTCGGGGAAACACTGTCCCACAAAACTGTTCCAGTCCCCCAGCAGCCACGCCTTACGCCTTGCCTCCGGGAGATTGTTAAGCTCGTCCACATACTCCGGATGCGCTCTGAGCAGGACCTCATTGTCATAGACCAGGGACTGGATGAACGAGTACTGTTCCGGCTTTTCGTTGCCGATGAACTGGCGGTCAATGAACAGGCGCTTGATGTAGGCGTGTCCTTTCCCTCCCGGATTGCAAGTGTAGTATGTACGCAGTGGGAAGTCTGGATTCGTGCCGCGAACGCAGGCGTTCAGATCGTGTATCTGTTGCTCTGTCAGTTGTGTGGCCTCATCGAGATACAGAACATCGACCTCAGTCCCTTGATAGCGGTCTGTGTCACTATCCCTCTCGCAGTACGCAAAACGGATCATGCTCCCGTTGGGGAACGTGAGGATCTTCTTGCTCTCGTTGTATCGGAAAGGGCATCCTGGCGTTCCTATTTTCAGGAGCCGTCTGAACGGTCTAACATGGTTCGCTTCGAGTTCGGGGAAGGACTTACGCACTATCATCTGGTCGATGCCAGGATACTTTGTGGCGAGAAGGATTGCTTTCGTGCGGACTCCCCAGCTCTTCCCGCCTGCCCGAGCGCCGCCGAAACAAACGTGCCTGTGCGTGTCTCTGAGGAACAGATCCTGTTTCTTATTGGGAACGCCGAGATCAATCTGCATAGCTGCCGCCCCCGTCTATCGTGATGCGGATGCGATTGTCCACATCATCTAAGGCCACGCTCTGCTGCGGCTTGCCGAGGACTCTGTCGAGGATATCCTGTGCGACTCTGATCCTGTCCTTATCTGAGGCTTCCGGGTTCTCCAGCACTCTCCGATAGGTTTCGATCGCGGCAGGAGTCAGCCGTTCGAGAGCCTCCCGTATCTCCCTCGATGTTTTCGGTCTCCCACCAGGGTTCGCACGATTTCCCGCGACAAATCGCCCTCTGGCATCTCTGTTGTTCGCCGGTTCATCGCCGGTTCTGCGGATTTCTTCTTTTTTGCTCATGTTCCTATGATGCACAAACCGCACGAAATAGTACGCCCTCATTGATGTGGCACTTTTTCGCCACTTGACAAACAAAAAGGACCAGCCTTATGACCAGTCCTTTTCATGTGCCATCATCCAAAATCGGAAGTACGGACACATATCGTAATTGCCATCGCAGTATTTTGCCTTCAGTGCGAGAGTCTCCTGAATGTTCACGCACCTCAGTACATTGGACACCCTAAATCCGAACTCCTGCGAGACCGGCTCGCACTGGACTCCGGCTATCCTCCCCTGTCCCGATCTGACTACAGACTCGTATAGAGGACACTTGGCTTTGATACTCGCGTTGACATAGAAACCCATGATTACTCCTCGTCCCGGCAGGAAGCCGCCAGTGCGAGCAGGATCACACCGGCGAGACCTCCGAGGATGAAACCGACAGCGAAACCGATAATCACATCAATCATTCTTTATTCTCCAGCTCATCGAGCATCCGTCCGATCAGGTAGCAGAAACCGTCTGTGTACGCCTCCCGTCTCTCCTCCGGCAGCTCGTCACGGATCGATTTAAATGCGTTCAGAAGTGCTGCGAGCATCTCCGTCTCCATCCTGCTTTTTCCTCTCCTTGCTCCAATGTCTGCACCATCCCTCCATGACAAATGCGTAATTTAAATAGCGGTCATGCACCTCGCAGCGGCATACGATTATGTCGTATTTCTCATCGTTGCTACGGATGTTGTGACGGCAATTGCAACAAACACGTCCGTTTTCCACGCTCATGTGTCACCATCCATTCTCGCTCCGCAGTTAGGGCAAAAATCCCATGTTACCTTTGCTTTTGGAAAAAATCCAATAACAGGCGCAACAGAAGTAACGTCCTCACCGCATTCAGAACACGTTACCCGATACCATCCAGTCCCGGGATTATCTTTTATAATCCACCGTCCATGCACCACCGGGATAGCATCCACGGTCGGCAAAAGTTCCACATCTCGCTGTGCATGACTCAGTGCCTCAAAAACCATACCATCGTTGTAAGTAGGTACTTCCCCGATGGCACTTAA